ATCATTATATATATATACCTGTCTTTCCTGTCTTTCCTGTCCTAATAAATATAGAAGTAGTAGAGAATCAATGGGTTACAAAATGGACAGGTTATTGGACAGGTGATACCTGTGGACAGGTTAGAGGGGGTTTTTAAGGTAATTCGCGATCTGAATTAAGGGGGAGCTAATTCCCTGATCGAATTTCCGGGGATTTCGGGACCATACGGTGACCTTTTTCCCCTCATAAATAATTCTCCCCATGCGGGTGAAATTGGCTATACGGAGAATTGCGGAGCAACTCGTCTCTTTTATTGGGAAATTCGATCGGGTTCTCACCTCTAATATGTGGGCGAGTTTCGAGACGACGACCACGTTTTCTGAGATATCGTAATAAAATCCACTCTCGATGAGGTCTTCTAGAACCATATTTTCGTCTGGTCGAGCCTGTTCGATCATAGATTGCCTACCAGTGCTCTCAGGAGCGCGGCCATAGGGCTTAAATTCTGGGTGTAATTGATAGTTAAGCAACCAACCACGTAGCGCTCCCGCTGACTGCAATGTTTCCTGCAATCGGTCGAAGTAGCCCTCCTCCGTCACTTTTTTAATGTGTTTTTCATCTTGCCATTGCGATTGCAGTATAAAATAGCGGCGATCGGCGTTGGTTATCGGTAATGCGTTTTGGAAGTTACTGGTCAGCATGTAGGCCGTAGTATTTTGTGCATTGTATACGTTCGTCCGCATCTCGCGGATGGGGATTGTCGTATTGGTTATGTAGGGTTTCATCTTGTTCAGAATGTCGTAACGATTATGACCAATCATTTTTACCTCTTCGATTGCGGTGAAGAGTTGGCCTACCGCCCAGCCGGTAAATCTATCTTCGATATCGCTACCGTTGATCGTCCTCGAATTGCCGCCCAACACCGCAGCCATCATGTTGGCGAAAAAAGTTCGACCATCCCCATCGACTCCCTGCATTAGGATTGCCCAATTCGGTCTTTGTTTGGTTTGAACGATATGCGCGAACCAACTTTTCGCCAATTCCCGCTCTCGTTCAATCGGGAACAGGAACTCGAAGTGGCGGATTACTCGCTCAACGTTTTCTTGCTCCCGCTCTTCAAGTTGATCTGGCACCTTGGGTACGTTGCGTTCGCTGTAGGTGTTTACCCATTTCAGCCCAGATCCGTCCGTGAAAGTAGCTTCTTCGGCCGGGAGGTACATTGTCATGTGGAAAACTGGGATCTTTGCGATATCCAAGGCGTATCGGGATGCGTTGCCCTCCGCTAGGTATCGCCCGTGGGCGGCATCGAATGCCTCGCGCCCGATACGTTCACCGGTTCCCTGGTGATAAAACTCCGCTGTATGTGTCAAATAAACCCAGTTTTTAAGCCACTCTGGCGTCCCCTCCCCCATAGAGCGCACCATGCTTCGCGCCTTGGCTGCGCTTAGCGTCACCCCAAGTCGCTTTGCGTTGCGTTGCACCCCCGTGGACAGGCGTTCTTGGTCGAGAGCATCTAAAACTAGCTTTTTAGCGTCTACGATCGTCGCCTTCAGCGCCTCTACATCAATTGCAGCATCCAGTTTTTTCAGGATTCCCGCCAATCCCTGTCGCCCGTAGATCGCCGCCCACTTCCTGATGTACCGGTGGGTGAGTTTACGCCCTCCCCCACGCCCAAGAGACAGCCACGTCTTCTCGAACCGGTCATCCTTATGTTTCGCTGCTCGCGTTGACCACTCGTAGGCTAGCCTGTGGCCGGATTCGCTCCCATCAGTCTCATGGTGAATCGCGCACATCACCTTGAGCCATCCCAGTACCGTCTGCGAATCATCGTCTCCATAGGGAACGGTGTTGTCATTCGGGATTGAGCGGACCAGCCGTGCCAGTTCCTCTTCGCTCATCCCCGATGGGTCACTGCCAACCCCAAGTTCCTCTAGGTCGTCGTCCCCGTATTCCCGTACTGTGGTGGCGACCGCACCTTCAGCCGTATAGCCCCGTGCGATCATCAGACGTTCGAATTCAACGATGATCCGCTGACAGTCCTCGACCGTGATTACCGGCAGTTCGTCTACCGGTATACATTCCGGCCCATCTCCTATCTGCCAGAGGTACGGTTTTCCCGTCTCCGGGTGGATGTGGTGAGAGACGAACTGTTGGCCTTCTCCCAGGATCTCAATCTGGTAACGCCGGCCCAGTTCATCCCGATATACCCTGGACGACATTTTCCGGATTGGTTTACCGGCCATTCGGAACATAAATCCCCGTTTTGGGAAGTTGCCAATCCGTATCGGGGCGAATCCGACTTCGAGGATGATGAATTCCTCCATCGCTCTCGCGTCAATCTCATCAGGGATGTCGCAATCCACAAAACTAACTTTTCCCGTTGTAATCCCAATTCCCGCATCGGCGTGACCGTTTCCCAGCCAGTACCCTATGTCCTCCCTGGTGGTCCGGGTATTCTGCCAGCCCTTGATCACCGGGTATTTTGCTCCCGGTTTGATGGGTATCACGTTGTAGCCGTTGGCTAATACGCGCAGACCTAGCTCCGCCAGGAAACCGGGCATCGGATCACCTTAAAAGCTAGTTTCGAAGGTCAGTCCGCGTGGGGTCCATTCGATAATCTGGATGCCCATGACACGTTCGATCCTGTCGAACGTCTTTTGCGGCACATAGACGATCCGGCGATCGTTTAGCTGCGACTTTAATGTTGAATAGTTTATTCCGATCGTATCGGCGAGGATTCGGATTTGTCCTCTTCGACTTCGACTCGCGTAGACGCATCCTAGTTGAATCATAAATGCATCTACGGCTCGATCTTTTTTGATGCCATCCGGCATTTCTAAGATCCATTTAGGAAATGGAATTAACATTCTTACTACCCCTTCACTTTGTACTTGACGCCTTCATCAGCCGGACGATATCCTCCAATTGTTGCCTTTTGCAACTCCAAATTGGAGGTTAAACGTGGCTCTAGAAGACGATGTGAAAGCACTTGTTACCGCTCTCGCAAATCTGACTGCCAAACTGCCCGCAATGGGCGCATCTACCGCCCCGTCTACCACTACCACCACGGCTACTCGCGGACCTGGGCGGCCGAGAAAAGTGACTTTTGACGAGGTCAAGGTCGTCGCGAAGAAGTTGCAGGATGAGAAGGGTAACCCGGTTGCCCGCAAGCTGATCGCAACTCACGTCGGGACCGAGGGAGCCAAGCTCGTGGAGATGGACGAAAGCAAGTACGCGGGTTTTATCGCTGATGCTGAACTGCTCCTCGCTCAAGCGCCGGTTGCCGAACAAGCTGACGCTGACCTGTAGCAGAGGAGGCCGGCGGAATGACTTCAGTATTTCGTCCCAGTTATTCCGCCACCTCTTTGTTTTGTGCCGGTTCCCTCCTCCCTTCTATGACCGCAGACGATAAGGCGGGATACGAGGCGGCCGAGGGTACGGTCTTCCATGAACTGATTGCTGAATGGCAACTACGCGGGCGACCCGATCACTGGATGGGGCAAACCAGGGAGATTGATGGTCATACCGTCGAGATAGTCGAGGAGATGTACGTCCATGCGGAGGAGTGTCTATCTCGCGTTCACGGTATACCCGGTGACCGGTACGTTGAGACACGGGTCGATCTGAGTTCGATAACACCTATCCCCGGTCAGGGCGGCACTTGTGACCTAGCGTTATGTCAACAGGGTGTACTCGATATAACTGATTGGAAATACGGTAAAGGTGTGCAGGTTTTCGCGCATAAGAACACGCAATTGATGTTGTACGCTCTTGGTTTCTATGTTGAATTCAACCAGATTTATGACTTTCAGACAATCCGGATGCGGGTCGCGCAGCCGCGTCTCAATCACTGGGATCTCTATGAGGTCACCCCGGACGAATTGCTGGAGTTCTCTGAGTGGGCACGTGAGCGGTGGGCGCTTGCATGGCTTCCGGACTCGCCACGTAGCCCAAGTCCCAAGGCTTGCCAGTGGTGCAAGATCCGCCTGACGTGTCCCGCATTGGAGGTCGCGCGTCAGGCACTGGTCGATCTGTCATTTGAGGCGTTGGACGTGGACCCACAACAACCCGTGGAACCCGTGGACCCGCAGATAACCCCGCCGGCTGAGTTGAGCACCGTCCAACTCGCCGCGATCTACCGATACCGGAAGCTCATGGAAAGTTGGTTTGCCGATATCGGTGACGAGTTGATTGCCCGTGGGCTGAGCGGCGAAGACCTGGGCGGCTGGTGGAAGGTTGTTGAGGGGCGACCGGGTAATCGTCGTTGGATTGACGAGGACGCGGCTGTCCGGGCTTTTAATAAACTGGGCGTGGACCCGTATGAACAGAAAATCCGTTCGCCGGCTCAAATTGAAAAGCTAGTTCGTGCGGCTGGCGTGCGTAATCCCGTAGCAACGCAGTACGTGAACCTGTTTACCGATCGTACTCCCGGCAAGCCCGCTCTTGTGCCGATTGGCGATGCTCGCGCTGATCTCCAGGCAGCCGTGGAGGACAGTTTCGATGGCTAGTGTCAAGGAGCAACAAGGAGGGCTTCGTAATACGGAGTAAACCGCGTGAACCGGTGAAAGAGGTGATGAGCAATGTCAGACGTAATCGAACGTAAGGTCGTCAAGGAAGAGAGTCACGTAATTACTTATTCGGATTCCACGATCTTGGTCAAAGAGGTGCGGCTTTCCTACCCGCATTTTGATAAGCCGTGGGCACTTGGTGGGGACAAACCGAAATACAGCATGACGGGGTTGATGCCGAAAACCCCGGCTTACGCCAAGTCGAAAGCGTTACTCGACGCCGTGATCCAGAAAGTCGCGGCGGATAAGCAGAATCCGAGTTTGCCCGCCAGCCAGCGCTTTGTTCGTGACGGTGACGAGACGGACAAACGCAGTTTTAAGGGGCACTGGACGATTAATGCCAGTGAGGAGACGCGCCCTGGTCTGCGTGGGCGGGGTGTTGATCGGGTTACCGGTCGCGCCAGGATCATTCCCCCTGAAGAAGCGGTGGAGGTGTTCTACCCCGGCTGTTGGGTAAACATGCTGATCAAGCCGTGGTGGCAATCCAACACATACGGGAAGCGGGTCAACGCCAACTTGGTCGCGGTACAGTTTGTGCGCGACGACACGAAGATCGTTGGCGAGGGTCGTATCGGGGATGACGCGATCGATGACTCGTTTGGCGTCCTGCCTGACGACCAGAGCGGCTTTGAAGACGACGAACTGTAGGTAGGGTGGGGCATGGGAGGTTTGGGGGCACTACCTCCCCTGCCCTTCGCGGTGAACCGTGTGGCAACCGAGCGGTCCCTACAATATCGGTTGCACTTCCGGGGGCTATATGCGCGATACGCTGCACCTTGATTACGAAACAGCCTGCGATCTTGACCTACGAAAGGTCGGGCTGGATAGGTACAGCGCCGATCCTAGCTGCCGTGTCCACATGGCGGCGTACCGGATAGGTGACGGTCCCCTTGAACACTGGGAAGCGCATCTTGCTCCTTTTCCGGCACAGTTAAAAGAAGCATTACTCGATCCCGAGGTCCAGAAGTGGGCGTTTAATGCCCAGTTCGAGCGGGTGATTACCCGCCGGGTCTTACGGATCGCCACTCCACACCGCAATTGGCGTTGCACCATGTGCCTCGCCTACATGCAGTCTTTCACCGGAGGGCTTGCGGATATAGGGAAGCAGGTTGGGCTACCCCTGGACAGCCAGAAACTGAAGACGGGGTCTGACCTGATCCGGATCTTTTGTATGCCGCAGAAGTTGTCCCGTAACTTCACTAGCGAGTGGCGGAACTGGGTCACTGACCCTCACCTCTGGGAGGAATTCTGCGAATACAACAAGCAGGACGTATTGACCGAGGAAGCGGTCAAGCGACGGCTCATCCGGTATCCGGTTCCCGAGGATGAATGGGACTTCTACGAGCTAGATCAGATCATCAACGATCGCGGCATCCCGTTGGATTGGCTGTTTGTCGAGAACGTGATCCGGCTGTCCGACTACCGGAAGGGGGAGTTACTGGATGAGATGTCCGCGATTACGGGACTCCACAACCCCGGTTCCGTATCCCAGCTTCTCCCGTGGGTCCGACACCACGGTTACCCACACCCCACTCTTCAGAAAGAGTCCATCGAGAAAGCGCTTGCCCAGCATCGGCATGAGGGCGGGTTATTGGTGGACGAGTGCGCTCGCGTCCTTGAGATGAGGTTACTGGTCAGCAAGACCAGCATCAGTAAAGCCGATACCGCGCGGCGTATGGCGGGACCGGGTGGCCGGGTACGGTTCATGTATCAGTTTGCCGGTGCGTCCCGTACCGGCCGTTTCGCCGGCCGCCACGTGCAGCCGCAGAACATGATTCGTACCCCGAAGATGTTCGACCCGGAAGATAACCACGACAAACTTCAGATGGCGACTGACCTGATCCGCCAGGGTGATTACGCGGAGTTCGACCTGTTTGTGCGTGAACCGATGGCAGCCTTTACTGGGGCGATGCGCTCGATGTTTCGCGCTCCGGAGGGTTACCAATTCCTTGTGTGCGATTACTCGTCGGTGGAGTCGGCCGGTCTTGGCTGGGTGTCGCAGTGCCCCAGATTGTTGAACGTCTTTAGGGAGAAGCGCGACCCGTACAAGGATTTCGGCACCCTTTTTTACGAAAAACCGTATGACCAGATCACGCGGGCAGAACGGAACATCTGTAAGCCGCCCACCTTGGGCTGCGGCTACCGGCTGTCGGCCGGCACCATAACGGAAGGCACCAAGACGGGGTTACTCCGATACGCCGAGGGTATGGGTATCGAGATGAGTGAGGAGCAGGCTGAGAGGGCCGTCAGCGTGTTCCGCTCCGGTTATCCCGAGATCCCGCAGTTCTGGTACGGCTGCGAGGATGCCATTAAGCGGGTGATACGGACGCAGCGTCCGTTCGATTTCGGCTACGTCCAGTTTGATTACCGTAAACCCTATCTCACGATCCGCCTCCCCAGTGGGCGGTACATCTATTACTACCGGCCGCAATTGCGGATGAAGGAGTTCAAGTTCAAGCGGAAACGTGGGTCTGTAGGCTGGACCGGTGCGGTTGACGAGATCGAGGTGATCAAGCGGCTGGTCTTCAGCTACATGGGCCGCAAGCAAGGGACGACGAAGTGGGAGTTGGTTGATGCCCACGGTGGGGTGACCACGGAAAACATTGTACAAGCGCTGACCCGTGACATCTTGAAGGTGGGTCTACAGCGGCTGCATGAGGCTGGTTTCCGGGTTGTCGGTCATTCCCATGACGAGGCAATCGCCATCGCGCCGGTCGGCGACAATTACTACACCTTGGAGCGGATGCGACAGTTGATGAGCGCACCGATTTCCTGGGCACCGGGCTTCCCGCTCAATGCGACTGCTTGGTCCGGTGCGTTTTATCGGAAGTGAGGAAACCATGATCACAGGTGACGCCGGGAGACGGCTGGAAGCGGCAAAGATCTACGGGTTTAGTGAGATGCCGGATACCGCGACACTGTCGCTGCGGCAGTTACAGATTATCGAGGATATCGCTCGCGCACTGGGTAAGCGTGACAAGGTCATCGCTACACTCGAAGCGGAGTTGAGGCATGCGACAGCCAGGGATTAGCGGCTTTACGCTGTTCGAGCACCCTGGCAAGGGGTGGCAGATGTCGGTGCGGCGTGACGGTGAAACCGGGTGGGACGTGTCGATTATCCCGGCGGAGCAGGCAGCGGTAGTCCTCTCGATGCTGGAAGCTAGCGGTCACCCGGACGGTCCTTGGAAGGTGATGCAAGGCAACCTTCAGGAGGAGGTCTGGTACTTGACCATAGGGCTTCGCCAGTTGGCTAAAACGATCGAGGGCATGGCAGACGCCTTATGACCGCTTCGCCTTTCCACGGGCTTCGGCATGGGGGATATGGGGCTATCGCTGCCGATCCGCCCTGGTCCTTCCGGACCTATGGTGGCGATGATACGACGCCGCACCGTACCGCCGTCGAGCCTTACCCGGTGATGTCGATTGACGATATCGCGGCTTTACCTGTGGGCGATTTGGCGGGACGCGATTGCGCTCTCTTCCTGTGGGTAGTCGATCCGCTGTTGGACGTGTGCATCCACATCGGTAAGGAGTGGGGGTTTGCCTATAAGACCCGAGCGTTCGAGTGGGACAAATCGACAATCGGGATGGGGTATTGGACCCGCAAGGAAGGCGAATCCTGTCTCCTTTTCACCAAGGGTTCGCCCCGCCGGCTGGACAAGGGGGTGCGCCAGTTCATCCGCGAACCCAGGCGTAGGCACAGCCGTAAGCCGGATGAAGTGTACCGGCGGATCGAACGGCTGGTAGCTGGTCCCTACGTTGAATTGTTCGCGACTCAGCGTTGGGAAAATTGGGATGGCTGGGGCCGAGATTATCCGGCGGAAATCAGCTTGTCGAGTGCGATCCAGGGGCTGGCTAGGCGGATAGAGGCGTTGGGGTGATGACCGGACGACACGGCGGAGATCAGGGCGGAAGACCCCCTGTGCATGGGCTGTCTAAGCACCCGATGCATGCTGTTTGGTCATCTATGCTCGCACGTTGCTATCGGCAGTCTCACTATGCGTTTAAGGATTACGGTGCGCGTGGCATAGATGTTTGTGCAGATTGGGGTGATTTTGAAACTTTCTTTCGCGATATGCGTCCAACGTACAAAAAAGGGCTTACCCTAGAGCGTAAAGACAACACTCTTGGTTATAGCAAAGAAAATTGCGAATGGGCATCTTGGAAGGTTCAGGCTAGAAATAGACGTAACAATCGTTACGTGGATACACCGATTGGCTTGATGTTGCTCTCCGAGGCGGCAGAATATAGCTCTCTTTTAGCCGCCACTATTAAATATCGAGCGGATGTAGGATGGCCTGCGGCGCGGCTGTTTGATCCTCCCGATAGAGGGAGGCATCATTATGAACCGTAGACAACTTGAAAGTGACATTGAGCGCCGGCATCGCCAGGAAGCGACGATTGCTGGCTGGTTTGTTGAAAAAATTATGGCTTGCGCTCGCAATGGCTTTCCGGATCGGTTCTACGCGAAGGAGGGTCGGGTAGTCCTGATCGAGTGGAAGCGAGTGGGGCAACGACTGACACCGCAACAGCGGCTTCGTCACGATGAACTGCGGGATGCTGGAGTGGAGGTGTACGTCTGCTATTCGATCGCTGAAGCAAACCAGATCCTGGGGCTATGACATATCTAGAGGAAGCCTTTGCCCAGGTGCGCTACACCGAGGACGACTTACGGCCGGAACAGCGTGAGGCGATCGAGTTTGTTAAATCGACGCCATTCAGTGCCCTGTACCTCGATGTCGGCACCGGCAAGACCGTCATCATCTTGTCCTTGATCGATTGGCTGTGGCTGCACGGCTACTACGGGAAAGTCTTAATCATCGCCCCGATCCGGGTGGCGACTCGCGTCTGGCCGTTCGAACCGGGGCAGTGGTCGCACCTCGCGTATATGTCTACTAAGGTCATCCGGATTGAGGATGATGATCCCAGACTGACCGGTCGCGGACCAGCCCGCACTGCCGTAAAGCATAAGCTGCGGGAAGCTCTTCTCGATAGCCCCGACCAGATTCACATCATCAATCAGGAAGCGGTGGACTGGCTTGTCGAGGTTTGCGCGAAGCGGAAGTCATGGCCGTACCGGGTGGTGATATTTGACGAGTCCAGCCGGTTGCGTGATCACCGGAGTGTCACGTTCCGTGCGCTTCACCGGGTACTCCCACACATCACCCGGTTTCACCAACTGACGGCTACACCGGCATCCCAGACGTACATGCACCTGTTCAGCCAGATCTACTTGCTGGATAAGGGTGAGCGCTTCGGCCGGCACATCACGCCATTTCGCGAAAGGTATTTCATTTACAACCATTGGGCCAGGACGTGGAAGATTCGCGAAGGGGCGGCCCAGGAGATCGAGCGGAAGATCGCGGACATCTGCCTCGTGAAGCGCCGGGAGCGCGACTTCCAGATCAACGTTCGCCGGGTTCATCTACCCCCACAAATCATGGCCGACTACCACCAGTTCGAACAAGATCTGGTGTTGGACCTGGGGGACAAGGTTATCGACGGGGTTAACGGCGCCGTCTTGTGCGCGAAGTTGCTGCAATACGCTAGTGGTGCCGTGTACGACGACATGCGAGTCGTTCACGCGATTCACGACGAGAAGATCGAGGAGTTGAAGTCGATCGTGGACGAGACGCTCGATCAGCCCTTGATGGTTGCCTACTGGTTCAAGCACACCCTTGCCCGGTTGAAGCAGGCGTTCCCGCAGGCAGTGGTGATGGATCGCGAAGGTAAGATGGAGGCCGAGTGGAATAAGCGAAAACACAAGATGATGCTGGTGCATCCGCAGAGCGTGGGGCATGGCATGAACCTGCAATGGGGCGGGCATCATCTGGTGATTTTCGATTTGTTCTACTCATTGGAGTTGTTCACGCAGTTGATTGGTCGGCTTGATCGACCAGGGCAGACGAATACTGTCATGGTTCACTTGTTATCGGTTGTGAACTCCATCGATCAGGTAGTAGCATTCAACCTTCAGCGACTTCGCAATGCTGAAGAATCCATGTTCCAGCGATTACAGCAAATCCGGGGGAAAGTTAATGGCTGAGCACTATGGTCCGCGTACTGCATTCGGTCAGCTTCTCCACGCCACGAAGTACCGGGCGAAGGAGGAAAGGTTTGACGATTATTGTGTTCGATGGTCAAGATCTACAACAGATAACGATAAAGATTTCCGGCGGGCGTTACGATACACACGTGATCAGTCATTGCTGCCAGCCGGCAGGCAACAGCATTCAATGGGACGACCGTATCTGACCACCGCTTATAACTGTTTCGTCGGTGGTCTGATCCCCGATTCTTATGAGGGCATCCTTGAGGCGCTGAAATTAGGTGGAATGACGCTTCGCACGGGCGGCGGCGTTGGCTGGAACTTCGATACGTTGCGCCCCGAGGGCGAACCGATCCGGGGACTTGGGGAAGGCAGCTTCTCCAGTGGGCCGATCTCCTTCATGAAGATCTGGGACGCCAATTGCGAGACAATCCTGACGGCCGGTCATCGACGTGGAGCGATGATGGCGACGTTCTCGGTACACCATCCCGACATCATGAAGTTCATCAGTGCAAAGCGCGGCACCGGGATGCTGCGGAACTTCAACATTAGCGTGACGGTGACAGACGAGTTCATGGAAGCCCTGGAAAAAGATGGGCTGTACCAACTCAGGTTTGGAGATACGAAATTTGGGGCTGCCCGCGCCGTAGACGTGTGGGCCAAGATTATGGAGTCGAATTGGGATTGGGCGGAACCGGGGATATTGTTTATTGACCGGATTAACGCTCGAAACCCGCTTTATTACTGCGAGAAGATCTACGCTACCAATCCCTGCGCCGAACAGCCCTTACCTCCAAACGGTGCGTGCCTACTTGGTAGCTTGAATATCGTCAAGGTGCTGACGCCATCACGAGTTGGCAACGTGGTCGAGTTGACCCGGTCGGAAGGATACGGTGTGTCGGTAGACCATCGGATCGTTGATCCTCGTTCTTCAAAGTACGACATCGATTGGGAGTTATTGGACGATTTGGTCGATACAGCGGTTCGATGCTTCGATACCGTGCCAGAGCGCACCGTCTTCCCACTAGACGCTCAGCGTGAGGAAGCCTTGGCGAAGCGCCGGATGGGTATAGGTGTGACCGGCATGGCGAACGCGATCGAGGTCATCGGGCACCGCTACGGCTCACCTGGGTACATCGCGATGCAGGATCAGATCCTCTGGCGGATCGCGCTTCAGTCGTATCGGACTAGCATTGAACTGGCGAAGGAGAAGGGGAGCTTCCCCCTGTTCGACGCTGACAAGTATCTCGATGGCTGGTTCGTCCAGAACTCGCTGACCGATGAGATCCGCGACGGTATTCGGCGGCACGGGTTACGGAACGGGTTGTTGCTGTCGATCGCCCCAACCGGGACGATCTCGATGACCGCTGATAACCTGTCATCTGGGATCGAGCCGCCATACGCGGTAGAGGGTAAGTATACGATCGTCATGCCGGATGGAAAGCAGGTTTTCGATACGGTCGATCATGCCTATGAGTTCTTCGGAGTCCGATGCCAAACTGCCAACGAGACAACGGCCGAGCAACACATAGATGTGTTGTGTGCGGCTCAGCGTTGGGTGGATAGCTCGATCAGCAAGACGTGCAACGTTCAGGGGCAAGTGGCAGGGGTGGGACCGGGCGTCCCGTTTAACGACTTCAAGGAACTCTACATGCGTGCCTACGAGGGTGGGGCGAAGGGATGTACCACCTTCAATATAAACGGTAAGCTCCAGGGCGTTCGTGAGGTGGTGGAACCGGTAACCGAAGGGGCAGCGTGCGTGATGGACGGCACAACCGGCTTGAGGTCGTGTGATGTCTGATCCCAATTTTCGGGTAATACCCGATATTCTCGCTCAAAATCGTTTTAGTGCGGCGCGTCGAGAGATCGAGCGACAACCGTGCTTATATCCCCTGCGCCCGGTTGTCTGGACGACAGCAGAGGAGATGGATCGGGACCGGAATAAACGCTGGCGGGATATGGGTAACGGGGTGTTCTGGATGGTCGGGGAAAGGGACAATGGCGACGGGTGCGAAGCCGATTAGCGAGAGGGTTAACCTCGATACCGAATCTCGCGCAATCATCTACCAGGGCGCGTCGGTAAACCAACTCGGCGAGATTTTCAGGATGAAGACTCCTGATATCGCACGGAGACTTGGCGACCTTCAACCGGTTGGCGTTGGCCGACAGAACAACCCGTTATACGAATTGCGCGAGGCTGCTCGCCGGTTGATCCCTATGCCGATCACCCCGGAGATGATCGACTCGTATATGCGGCGGGTGAACGGCCGGGATTTGCCGCCGATCCTGAACAAATTGTACTGGGAAGGGAAGCTCTCGCGGGACCGGTATCTCGAACGGGCGAACGAGCTATGGTTCACGGAGGATGTTAACCGGGTTGCGTCTGAGTCTTTTCAATCGCTCCGGATGAGTATAATGCTTATTCCGGATGTTCTTCGCGAGGAAGGCGATTTCAACGAACGCCAGTTTAAGGTGGTGCAGCGGATCGTTGACGACGCATTAGAGGCTGCCCGTGTTCGACTCGTTACCGATCTCCGAAAACCGGATCAGGCTGGACCCGGACTTACTGACGAAGACGGGGCGCTATAGGTCCGTCGCTGACATCTTTATCGATGCCGCCCAGATTTTCCGGAAGCCGAACAGGCTATCGGTCACCGATGTAGCCGAGAAGTACGTGATGATTAAGCGGCTGGGCGCTAGGTCTGAGCCGTGGAATCGTGAGCGCACCCCGTACATGGTGGAGCCACAAAACTTACTTTCGAGCCGCGAATTGTCGGCGGTGGTCTTTGTCGGTCCCTCGCAAGCGGGGAAAACCGAGTCCCTGGTTATGAATTTTATTGCCTACTCGGCGATCCAAGACCCGATGGATATGATCCTGTTTAACCCCACTCAGCAGGCCGCAAGAGACTTTAGCGTGCGACGTATCGATCGGCTCAATTTCAATTCGCCGCAGATGAAAGCGCGGCTGCTGCGAAGCAGGAGCGGCGATAACAAACAGGTCAAGCTCTACTCCTCCGGAATGATCCTGTCGCTCTCCTGGCCTACGGTGAGTGAAATGGCCGGCAAGCCCGCCGGCCGGATTGCGCTGACCGATTACGACCGGATGGAGGACAATGTCGGTGACGAAGGGTCACCGTTTGACTTGGCGTACATGAGGACGACCACTTTCGGTTCCCTTGCCATGACAGTGGCCGAGTCGTCCCCGTCCAGGCCGGTGACGGACCCCAGGTGGCTCGCTAGTACCCCGCACGAAGCACCCCCCACCACGGGCATCCTAGCGCTCTACAACCGTGGTGACCGGAGACGCTGGTATTGGCACTGCCTGCGCTGCACCGAGTATTTCGAGGGGCGGTTTACGCACCTCAAATGGGATGACCGGGAAAACGCTTTAGATGCGGCTGACACCGTCCGGATGATCTGCCCGAATTGCGGGCACGCCTTGCGCCCTGGCGACCGTACTGACATGCAGGAATATGGTACGTGGCTCAAGGACGGGCAGTCGCTCGACAAACAGGGGAACGTGGTTGGCACTGCGCCGCGCACCCACATCGCGAGCTTCTGGTTAAACGGTGTCGCTGCTGGGTTTCAGAGTTGGCCGCAGCTTGTGGCCAAGTACCTCAACGCCAGACGTGAGTTCGAGGCAACGGGGTCCGAGGAGGCTCTGAAGCAGTTTTACAATAACGATCTGGGTGAACCGTATCGGTCCAAGGCCGAGGAGTTAATGCGGTTGCCGGAAATTCTGCAAGCACGGGCGGAGCCTATGTCGCAGATTCCCGAGAGCGTCCGGTTCTTGGTGGCGGCGGTTGATGTACAGAAGAACGCATTCGTTGTTCAGGTTCATGGTATCGGCCCTGGTGTCCCTTATGACGTAACTATCGTTGACCGCTTTAGCCTTATGAAATCCAACCGGTACGACAACGATGGTGACCGATTGTGGGTTAAACCGGGAACGTTTCAGGAGGATTGGGAACTACTGGTTGAGGAAGTGATGCTGAAGACCTATCCGATCGAGGATGGAAGCGGAAAGGTTATGACCGTGAAGATGACCATCTGTGATAGCGGTGGTCGGGCTGGTGTTACCACGAACGCCTATGAGTTCTACCGGAGTCTACGGAGGCGTGGGCTAGCGGGTAGGTTCCACCTTGTTAAGGGCGAGGGACGATGGAGTTCGCCAAGGGCACATATCGAATACCCTGATCAGGGGCGGAAGGACAGGCTGGCGGCAGCCCGTGGTGATGTCCCCGTCCTGTTCCTCAACTCGAATATCCTCAAGGATGCGCTGCACAATCGACTGGATTCCATTGAACCGGGTAAAGGTATGATCCGGTTTCCCCACTGGCTGCCGGATTGGTTCTATAAGGAACTTTGCGTCGAGCGTAGAACCGAGAAAGGCTGGGAAGCGACACGGGGGATCAGGAACGAGGCGTGGGACTTACTGTATTACACACTCGGTGCGTGCGCTTCGCAGATCCTGCTAGTCGAGAAGATCGATTGGTTGAACCCGCCATCATGGGCTGATGTGTGGAGCCGGAATCCATTGGTGGTTAGGCCGAACGACCCGGATTCGTTGACTTCAGTAGAGACATCCTACAACTTTGCCGAACTGGGGAAGAGCCTTGGATAACGAGGAAATGAACCGTCGCTTCAATCAATTCATTATCGATAATCTACGTCGAGAGAGGGAATATATTGAACGGCGGATGAAGGAGATCGGTGATGGCCGAACAGGATTGCGCCAAGATCAAGGACGAGTTGGACAAGGCGAGGGCGACGTATGAAAGCCTGATCGCTCCCGGTATCCGTTCGGTGTGGGATTCTGACGGCTCTCGGATCGAGTATACGACCGGTAATGCGGAGTATTACCGGGAGAAAGTGAGGGCGCTCCAGGCTGCCTACGACGCTTGCGTCAGCGGCAGAGGCGCGGCGTTGACAACCCCAATCAATTTCATTTTCCCGTAATGGCTGATATCGCTCTATCGCGTCCCGAGACGGCGTCGATCGGAGGTGCCCTGGAGGGTGCCGATCGGACCACTCGCGAGACGATGCTGTGGCAGGCCGACCACAGGCATCCCGATCAGATTATCAATCAGGTCAAGGATGAAGCCGATTTCCGTGGTCGGGATGTCGTCACCAATGACGGTTACTCCCAAGGCATTGTCGATATCAATCGGGACAATATCGTTGGGGCGCAATTCCGATTGAACGCACAGCCCAATTGGGTGGTCTTACAGCAGCTTTATTCGTCACGGTTTGATGAGGTATGGGCCGAGGAGTTCCAGTTAGCCGCCGAGGAGAAGTTCAACCTTATGGCCGACTCTGGCGGCTGTTATCTCGACGCATCCAGAAAGCACACGTTCACCTCGCTCGTCCGGTTGGCGGTAGCCGGGTTTGTTTATACCGGCGAAGTGCTCGCGACGGTCGAGTGGATACGGGAGGTTGGGCGACCGTTCAACACTGCCGTGCAGATGATCGCGCCCACCCGGCTGTCGAACCCGGATGGCAGAGAGGATGACCAGTTTCTGCGGCGGGGGATTCAGAGGGACAACCGAGGTAGGTCTACCGGCTATTTTATTCGCATAGGTTATCCAACGCAGTGGTATCTCGGCACTGATACGTTCCGGTGGGCTTTTGTGCCGGCCGAGAAGCCTTGGGGCCGAAGACAGGTGATTCATCTCATCGATGCGATTCAACCTGATCAGTCGCGAGGTGTATCGAAGTTGGTTGCGGTGTTGAAAGACATCAAGATGACCAAGAAGTTCGAGGAGATCGTCCTACAGAACGCGGTCATCAATGCCAGCTATGCGGCGACGATTGAGAGCGAGCTACCGAGGGAAGTCATCGCAGCGGCAATGGGTGGGGGCACCCTGGACCCGAATGCCAGCTTCATGGGCATCATCGGCAGCTACATGAACGGACTCAATCAATACCTGTCGAATGCCAACGGCGTAGCCGTGGACGGGGCGAAGATGCCCCATTTGTTCCCCGGTACGAAATTGAACATGCAGACACTGGGGACACCGGGAGGGGTTGGGACCGAATTCGAAGTCAGCCTGTTGCGGCACATTGCGGCGGGTTTGGGGATCTCCTACGAGGAATTTGCCCGTGACTTCAGTCGGACGAATTACTCGTCAGCCCGCGCGGCTATGATGACGACGTGGAAGCACATGCAGGGTACGAAGAAATTCGTCGCCGATCGATTCGCCGATGAGATCTACGCCTTATGGCTTGAGGAGGACATGAACGCCGGCAACATGCCTTTACCGCGTGGGTTCACATCCGAGGTTTGGTATCGCCCTTGGGGTAAGGAATGCTTCACCTCTTGCGACTGGATTGGCGCAGGCCGTGGGCAGATCGACGAATTGAAGGAGACGCAGGCGGCCATACTCCGGGTCAAGGGTGGCATGTCCACTCGTGAGTATGAGATCGCGAAGCAGGGCGGGGATTGGCGGAAGGTGTTCCGCCAGTTGAACCGCGAAGCGAGGCTTCAAGCTGACTTGGATTTGGAGTTTGATCAGAATGCTCAACGGGATGGGTCACAATCTGGGCAGACCGTAATGAATGCCGCACCGGATAACGATCATGAAGATCAGGTGGAGCGTAACGAGCAGGAAGGGATCAATTTGGAAAACTTGACTGCGGCGTTCACTGAGGCGGTATCGCATCTATCGCAGCCGCCTTCTGACAACCGTCCTGTGGTTACCCGCGTGACGAAGTGGGATGAGCGTGGGCGAATTCTCGAATACGAACGTCATCGGGTTGATGCGTGATGGCAACGAGTTTGATTTATAACTCCGCGCTGGCTGACGAAGCGTCGGGCGCGATCGATTATGACACCGACAACTTTCGCTGCATGCTGGTGACCAATGCCTATGCAGCGGATCAGAAGATCCATCGGCGGCGTAGCGATGTCACCGGTGAAGTAACCGGTGGCGGCTATGTCGCGGGAGGCGTCCTCGCGACTGTTTCGATCGCGGAGGATACCGGGAACAACCGCATCGATATCTCGCTTGGTGCGGTGGATTGGCCGGCATCCACTATCTCGGCGACGGGGGCCGTCTACTACAAGTCGCGTGGGGGCGCGTCCGGTGCCGATGAGCTTGTTGCCTATATCGATTTCGGCGGCGACGTATCTTCAGTTTCCGGTCTGTTCGCTTTGTCCGCATCGACTATCCGCAAACAGAACTAGGAGGAACTCTGATGTCGATTAGTGATACCACAGAAAATGCCATCTTGAATCTAATCTTCAGGGCAACAGCATGGGCAAATTATGCTGACAATGCAGCAGGCACACCAGAAACCAATATCGTAGTTGGTCTCAATACAGCAGATCCAGGCGACACTGGAACAATGTCTACCTCTGAGGCGGCCTACACGTCCTACGCACGTGTCAATGTGGCCAGATCTACCGGGTGGACAGTTTCGTCAGCGGGTTCCACCAATCCCGCAGCACAAATTGATTTTCCAGCAGGGACCGGAGGATCAGGGACCGTGACACATTTCTGTACAGGTAAATCGGGTGGTGGTGCCAGTGCCATTCTCTTCTCAGGAACGGTGACCCCGAACATCGTGACAGGTAACGCGATCACGCCCCACCTCACAACCGCGACAGCGATCACCTTGGAGTGACATGTCCTCGGCTGCGGAGTTTCGCAACATCCTGGTGAGTTTGGACATCGATGGGGCCGTCTCCTTTTGGGGGCAGCTTTTTCCAGGTCACCCGGTGCCTGCTACCCGTGAAGAAGTGCTGGTGTCCATGCACATGGCCCGCACGTCTGCGTCCTCGATCAACTTTCAGGAACGTGCCTACTCCCACTGTTGGTTACTCGACCATAACTTTCCATCTCTGCTCCCCGATCCCTTAAAGCCCAGAGCCGAACGCCTCTATCCGAAGCAAGTCGGGGGCGTTGGTATTTCGGTGAACTCCAAATATCCCGTTGTGCAACGCGCCATTCACGGTGCTATGCACAATGCGGTCTTGGAGACTTATGCAGACGGGCACCAGGACGAACCCGAAGTAGTCAAGAAACGCATGCAGGAAGCCCGTCTTCGTGAACGCAAAGGGCTGATGCTCTGATGGCAAACGTCAAAATCTCCCAACTTACAGCCCTGTTCGAACTCTCGGTGTACAAGTGGTTGAGTAGCTGGCCTTGAGTCGATGGCATTTGGGGGTCTTAGAGGCACACTAACCGGATTCGGGACATCTATTGTCACTCCGGAAACCGCTGATGGCAGTGTTGCGGTCAGTCTTCAAGATCTCATCGTTGTCTTTGTTGCCGAGGCAGCCGCCAATACCGTCACCACGGTCACTGATAATCTTGGACAAACGTATACCGCAATCAATGCGGGGACGCTCTCTTCGGTTGGGTTCCGGGGCTATTATAGATATGTAACTGTTGCTGGTACACTGACTCAGGTCAGCTGTACGATGACTTCTTCTTCGAACGATCATGCCATTTCGGTGGCAGTGTTCGAAGGGCCATTTACCAGCACCCCACTTGACCGTGCGCCTGCCAATACCACTGACGCCGCGACACCATACACTTGTGCTGCTACTACGGTTCTCAGCCAAGCCAACGAGTTAATCGTAGCAGGCTTAGGTCTGATCCGATGTCAGACAGCTACTGCGACAGCGCCAAATACCCTGGCTCTCAACACTCTGTCGGCAGCAGCCAATACCAATAACGCTGTTTCTTCAACGATTGGGCGTCAGGTTGTTGCGGCTACGACTTCTGTCACGCCAGTTTTTGCATCTTCAGGCACGATCACTGGCGGTGTGCAAATTGTTGCGACGTTCCGTCAGGGTTCTATTGATACTACTCCAGGTACTGCCGGGGGCACCAGTAATGTAACAGGCGGGGGCCGTGCAGATTTTACTGGAGTTGGGGGTAATGCTACCGGCACTTCTACCGTAGACGGTCGGGGGCGTTCTGATGCGTCTCGTCCCGGTACCGCCGCAGGTACCAGTACAGTCACTGCTGAAGGTCTAGCAACATCAGGAACAGACAGCCCAGGTGCTGGTGCAGCCAGTGCTGTCGGGTCTGCGACTGGTGTAGGAGTATCGACATCTCCTACTCGTAGTGGCTTGGTTGCGTCGTCCAGTGTATCAACGGGGGATGCTAACACTCGTACAACTCCAGCGATGGATACGACTGGGGCCAATCTGCTCCTGGTGCATGTTACTCATACTACTTCCGTATCGTTCAGTATCAGTGATAACTACGGTAACACCTGGAGTTTCGATACATCGCAAGGGAATAAGACTACTAGCCCAGATATGGTTTCTCGTATTTATCGAGTTACCAGTCAAACTCCGAATGTCGGACCTGGGCATACGATTACGGTAAGTACCGGCGGGGGTTACCCGACCATTGAGTTTTCTGCCTGGAGGAGCGGGGTACCTTGGTCTCTTGGGGCAATAACTGTTGGCAAGGACGGATTGCCGCATGGTGCGTCAGCCCTGACGACAGTGCGTACAGGGGATCTGGTTTTCTCTTTTGCTGGCGGTAATAATACTCTCACGAGTGTGAGTCAGGGGGCTATTCTTGATCGAGTTGATAACGTTGCTTCCCAAAATTGGGCAACTGCTTACGCATATTTAATTGCGAATACTGCCCCTAATTTTACAAACAGTTGGACTGGGACAGGCGAAGCAGTTGTTATCAATTATTTCTTGCGGGGTATTTGGCACCCTGATTATGGCATTGGTGCATCTGTTGGAAGCGGTACGGCTGTTGCTGCCGCTCCTACTATATCTGATCCCACTATGGTTGGGGCAGCATCTGGGACCAGTACGGCTAGTGCTGGGTCTGATCCTAATACTGTCTATTGGAAAGATTCTGGTACCGTTTGGCTAAAATCTAATGCCGGTTTAGATGCGGTCAATCCATCAAATACTATTTACTCTGCAATTAGAGCATCGCTACCTCACACAACCGGGTTGTGGTATTGCGAGATCGAGTTTATTTCCGGTATTGGCTCTAACTGCGGGTTTGGTGTAGCTGACGATACCACTGCTGCGGGCAGTGGTTTGGATGTGTATAATCCTGCTAAGATAGGAGCGGCAAGACAAGACACATTTACTTACTTAAACGGCTTTACGGCTCCCAATACTACAGGGATTGGTACTGTCAATGTTGGAACGAGAATTGGTTTAGCGATTGATTGCGATCATCAAGAACTTTATATCGCGAATGGTGGCACCTTTATAGGTTCATCAGATCCGGTAACCAGAACCAATCCACGCATCGCGTGGTATGGGCAAGCTGGGATAAACATTTTCCCGGCAGTTAGTACCCTGTCTGGCGGCGTCAGAATACACGCCCATGCGGCAACTCAGACGTACACCGCGCCTACGGGTTACACAGCGTGGGGCGATACCCTCGCAGGGGATGCTTTTGGAGCCGGATCAGCGTCAGGTGTGGGTACTGCAACTGGCGGCAGTCCTCTTCCCCCTATTATTTCCGGGCTTGTGGCGTATGCGGAAACCGCAGGAAGTCCCACTTCAGGAAATAGCGGAGCGGGGGTAGATACCACCGGGGCTAATCTCTTAGTCGCTCATTTCACGACATATTTTCAGAGCGATCTGACAGTCACCGACAACAAAGGCAACACCTGGACTAAACTAGGTACGGCTCCACAATCTGGCGGTGCTACCAGTATTTTTTATTACGTTAATGACCAAGCTCCGAACGTCGGAACCGGACATATCGTATCGTGGTCTGGCGTTACTGCTTATTCTCCAGTGCAGTTTGCCGCATTCGGCAGTACGACGCCTTGGAGTGTTGATGAGGTAGTATCCGATACAGGGGATTTCCCGCACGGATCGGGAGGAATAGTTACCGAGGCAGACGGCGAGTTGTCTGTTACAGGTGCTACGAGTTTTGGCACCTTCACCTCTATCTCCGACAGTTTTACTATTTTAGGTAATATCGCGTTTGCCAGCGGCAATAATATGTCGGCGGCTTTCGCCTGGAAAATAGCCGACTCTACCGGTACAACAGTTAATCCGATTTGGTCTGGCGATAGTAACGGTCCTGTTGAGCTAGCTGCATTTAAGGGTAATTGGTTACTTCCGGGTGATACTGGAACTGGTTCCGCGACGGGTTCTGCGACCGTATTGGGCAGAAGTTTTATTGACATCGGCCTTATTGCTCATGCTGAAGGTGATGGCGGTGCAGATGGAGGTGTTACAAACTCAGTAGATACAACTGGCGCTAACCTTTTAATCGTACACGTTTCCGCATTTGACAACCCCGCCACAATAAGTGACAGCAAAGGCAATACCTGGACACTTCTTGGCAATACAAATAACGATATAATTGGTGATTTTGTCTATTACGTAGACTCACAAACTCCTAATGTTGGCCCTGGGCATACGGTTACACATAGCGGTAGTGGAGTTTATTCGTATGCTGAGTTATTAGCGTTTGCTATCTCTGCCCCTTGGACGTTTGATGAAATAAATGGAGCAATAGGTAACCCTCCGATAGGGGCGAGTTTAACAACAGAACAAGATGTTGAGTTGGTTATTAGTACAGCTGCTGGTGATGTTGGTGGTATTTCGTATATATCCATAACCGACGACTTTAATATTATACATTCTGCCGCTGGCGTTGCTTATAATAATTATGCTACAGCGTCGGCATACAAAATACAAAGGTCTATTGCCACAGTACAGGCTATTTGGAGTGCTAGCGGTTATAATAATACCGCCACTCAGATATTTGCTTTTAAGCCCGGTGTTGCTGCTGCTGATACAGGGTCTGCATTTGGTATTGGATTAGCTGCCGCGTATGGTTGCAGTGATGTCAGGTCAGTTGGTAATGCTGCGGGGACCAGCGAAGCAGTTAGTATCGCAGAAGTCGGCACGACAACCGGCGATATGCATGGCACCGGCACTGCCACGGGTGTTGGTAAGTCTGACAAGACAGGTGTCGGGGCTGCACCGGGGCTGGGTACAGCCACGGCTACCGGCAGGGTCGATTTCTATGCGGTGGGCAGTGCATCGGGGTTGGGTGCGGCTAACGGCATTTCGACAGCGGATGCTCGATCCGTAGGTAATGCGACCGGCACCGGCACCGCCGTAGGAATAGCAGCCGAGGCCACAGACGATCGGTTTGGTGACGGCACGGCTCCGGGCCAGGGAGCCGCGAATGGTCACGGTAGAGCGCATACCAGGGCGCATGGCGATGCGTCTGGGTTAGGCACTGTAACCGGTAACGGGCGAAGCGACGTTCATGCCGTTGGTAACGCCACGGGTCTTGGCACCGCTGCGGCGAGTGGCAGTGCCGATGCGAGAGGCGTGGGCGCGGCAACCGGCACCGGTACGGCCGAGGCGATTGCATTATTACCTGGGGCGAGCGTTGGCCAACTCCTTCAGGTTACGTATCACCTCGATGCGGGACGGGCGACAGGGCAGAAGCGGCGCGGATCGGTAGGGCTTTATTACCCGCCCACCCAGGCGCAGGACGCGCAAGCCTACGGCGCACTTCTTGTCGTTAATTATTACCTGCTACCCGGCAGGGCTACCGCGCAGACGCATATAGACGCTAAGCCTGCTGGCGCATCGCTGGATCAGGATGTCTTTATCGTTGCGGGGCGGGCATCGGGTCAGCATGTCTCGCTGATGCCCGGTCGTATTTCAGTGGCGGTAATGGTCCCCGGTGCCACGCTTCAAGTGGGGCACACGATTTTGCGGGACGACTCGATACGGATCGACAACGAGTTTCTGTTGGCCGATGAATTTGAGTTTGTGTAATCGTTAGACTTTAGTTAAAGGTAACGGCGAAGGATATCGACATGGGAATGCAAGCGTTCGCTCGTGACATCGCGTCCCGGCTACATCACCGTGGGGCGCTAATCGAACGTGGTCACGCTGATGTGGCGGCCGAGTTGCGAGATATCGCTGCGGTCACCCTGGTGGACATAAAAGCTAGTTTTCCTGTACGCATGGCCGAGCTTGTTTCGAGCTACGGCTACCAACCTCCGGAACAGTCGAAGCCCTTCGCTTATGCGTCAGGGGCAGCGTTTATCCCGATTCACGGGCTTCTGGTGAACCGGATGTCATGGAGTGCGTCATTCGCGACCGGCTACGATTTTATCCGGGCGCAGACCGATGCCGCCCTGGCTGACGATGACGTTAAACGGATCGTATACGACGTGAATTCGTCGGGCGGCCTTGCCGCTGGCTGCTTCGAATTGGCGAATTTCATGTTCGAGAGGCGCGGTCAAAAACCTAGTTTGGCCGTTGTCGATTCTCGATGTTACTCGGCTGCCTATTTTCTGGCGAGTGCTGCTGACCGGGTTGTCGTTACTCCCAGCGGCGGCGTGGGCAGTATCGGGTGTGTCGCGCTACACGTCGATTTTAGCGAGGCACTTCAAAATGAGGGCGTCAAACTAACTTTTATATACGAGGGTGCCGAGAAAGTAGACGGCAACTCGTATGAACCCTTGTCACCAAGGGCGAAGGAATCTATACAGCGTGATGTCAGTTATCATTACGGTTTATTCGTTGAAGCCGTAGCTCGACATCGCGGATTGTCGGAAGATGAAGTTCGTGCCACGGAAGCTAGGTGCTACCTACCACCCGAAGCACTTGAACTCGGTCTTATCGACGGAATCAAAACACCGATCGATGCTGTATCCGAAGCTTTTGAGACGGAGCAAACTATGCCTGATCCTGCGATGACGGCAGCGGATGTTTCTAGACTTGTTGCAGAGGGAGTAGCGGCGGGGCTTGCTGCTGAGCGTAGTCGTGCCACTGCCATCCGTTCTTGCGCGGAAGCCAAAGGGCGCGAGAGCCTCGCAGCGCATCTGGTTGAAGCCACCACTCTGTCGGTTGACGAGGCGCGTGCTGTTCTCGCGGCAGCGGGTGAACCGGAAGGGAAGACTGCGAATCCTCGTCAGGGGGCAAGCGGGTTCGCGGCTGCGATGGACAACTCGCCTAACCCCAATGTCGGCGCCGATCCGGATGCCGGTGGCGGTGACGGCGATGACCCGTCTGCCACTGCGAACCGGCTGCTGAGCAATTACGTTGCGGCGTCGGGCCGCAAGATCCGGGCGGCGGCCTAACCTACCTAAATACGGAGGACGAACATGGCAGCGACATATCCGCCTCTGCTGGCGACCGGGGTTACCGATCAGGGTCGGTTTGACCCATTTGACCTGTACGGCGGCGAGTCGGATATCGTCACCGATCAGGGTGAAGCGGCAACCGGGCAAGCGATTCGGCAGTTCGAAGTCTTGATGCGAAATGCCGATGGTAAGCTGGTGCCGTGGACTTCTGCCGGTGGTGGTTACGCCACCGGGCTGATCACGGTGGGCGGACAACCGGTAGCCGCCGAGACTGTCACCCTTAACGGTGTCGCCATAACCTTCCGGGTTACCGTCACTGGCACTGGTGTCGAATGCGTGATCGGTGGCACTACTGCCATTACCGCGTCCAACCTTGCTACGGTGATTACCAATAACCGGGAAACTTTTCAGGCGACGGCCTCCGCATCCGGTAATGTGGTGACATTGGCCGCCGAAGACGTTGGGACTGCCGGTAATTCAGTGACCTTGGTGGAAGGGGTTGCGGATGTCGGGTTCACTGTATCCGGTGCTACATTGACCGGTGGCAGTTCTGCCGAGGACACTCCCAGCAACAATGCAATCGGTATCGCGGGTCAACCGCTTGACGCCGCCGCAACGAATCGCTGGTTCCCGTATTTCACTGGCGGGATTTTCAACCACCAAGCTTTGGTCTGGCCGGCTGGCTTTATGTCGCTGGAAGAGCGGAAGCGAGCGTTCGACGGCAGCAACATCGGTGTGCGGCAGGTTCTGTAAGGGGATCAGCTACTTGCGCGAAAGGACTTGATAGATGGCGATTACCTTCTACTCCACGCAAGAGTTGATCATTGTTCAACAGCGGCTTGCGGATCTTCCGGATGGCTTCTGGCGGGACATGGCGACTCGAACGATCACTTCCGATCGTGAAGAGATCCTGTTTGAGAAGGCTGATGTCGATAACCGGAAGCTTGCTCCGTTTGTCGCTCCGAACATGCAAGGTCGCGTCATGCGTGGGCAGGGGTTTTCGGCTCAGTCTTTCCGCCCTGCCTACGTCAAACCGAAGCATGTGGTTGACCCGACCAAGGCGATCTCGCGCATGATGGGTGAGCCGTTTCTGGGCGGCATGTCGATGGAAGCGCGGTTCAATGCTCAAGTGGTGAATAACCTGAGACTTGAGCGTGAAGCGATCGAACGTCGTTGGGATTGGATGGCGTCAAAGGCGATCCAAGACGGTCAGGTGACTGTTGCGGGTGATGATTACCCTTCCGTCACCGTCAGTTTTGGTCGCGATCCGCAGTTGACTTCGCAGCTTACTGGGACTGCTCGCTGGAGTCAGACCACAACGGCCGATCCATTGGCCGATCTCGCGCGGCTGAACGATCTGTGTTTCACCTTGGGCAATGCACCGATTACCCGGTTCATTTTTGGCGCAACAGCCTGGGGCAATTTCATCAAGTCGCAGAAGGTATTGGATTTGCTCGATGCCACCCGCCGCGTCGGTAGCAGTGAGTTCCCGGTGATACCATTGGTGTCGAACTCTAACTCGCAGTCAATGGGGTCGATCATCACCACGGGTGGGCGTTTTGACTTGTACCGGTATTCCAACTGGTACTCCGATGTCGATTCGTTTAATGGTGCTCTGACCACAAGGCAGTTCCTTGATCCGAATGTGGTGGTGGGCGTCGGGCCGGGATTGGATATGGTTGCGATGTTCGGCGCGATCATGGACGCGGATGCGAACTTCAGTGTCGAACAGCCCATATTTCCGAAGATGTGGAAGAACGCAGACCCGTCAGTTGTTTACACCATGTCTCAGTCGGCACCTCTGTTTGTGCCCCTGAATCCAAATAACAGTTTTAAGCTGTTCACCGAATAGGAGGTACGTGGTATGCCGGATCGGGTCGTGGTGGGAAGTATCACACACGGTGAGGGAAATGAGCGTGTAATCCTTGGACCGGGCGAGCGTTTCAACACCGACACGCTTAAATGGAGCGAGGAATACATTGCGGAACTGGACGCTCGTGGCGTTATTCGGGCACCACTAGACGATACGGGACGTGCGCCGGCTACCGCTGGTCCTGGTGAGGAAGTTACCGAGAACCGTACCGTCCCTAGGGCGGAGCCGGAAGCGCGCGGCCGGCGGCGTACTGAAAACATTGATCTGTGACCGATTGGTTTACCGCTAGGCGGCAGGCGCGACGTGATGTTCATTCCACGTTCGCGTTGATCGCGTCGTACATAGAACCTTCTGCTACCGCCACCGGACTTCATGTCCGGTGGCATTCGCGTTTTACGGCAGCCATTGGTGACATCCCCGGTGGCGATTACGCCAGGGTGATGGAGAACATCGATCGGCTGATATTCGATCTGGACGAGTTGGCCGGAATGGGGATTACGCCCAAGCGTGGTGGTGTCGTTGTCTTCGATGACTACCCGGAACACCAGTTCATCTTAGATGTGCGTGAGCCTACCGATGGTCCGGTGATCATGATCTGGACGGTGACCCGGCCATGAGCATGATTATCGATGCGACTGGGCTGCGTGAGTACAGTCGCTACCTGAAGATGTACCCTGAGATTGCGCCTCGTGCCGCAGCCTTGGCGATCAATCAGACTGCCGAGCGGCAAGGGCTAACGTTGGCACGGGAAGCGATGCTGTCCGAAGTTGCTTTCCCCGCAGGTTATTTAAACGGATCGGATGGGGTTGGACAGAAGCGCTTCAGGCTGAAATACCGGGCTAGCGGGGACCGGCTGGAAGCGGGAATCGTAGGCGCGTTTACCCCTACCCCACTAGCGCGCTTCTCGACTGCCAGGGCTGGCTTCGTCACTGCCAGGGCGAGGGGCAGGAGACGGCGTTCACGGGCTGCACAGGGGGTAACGGTTACCGTACAGCCCGGTCGTCCAGTGACCCTCAAACGGGCGTTCCTGATCAATCTGCGGTCAGGCAACGTGGGCTTGGGCATCCGGTTACGCCCTGGCGAGACGATGGAGAATACGGTCGGGGCGAAGCTGATTACGACTGGTCCTCTCGCTGGCGTCGCGTTGCTGTATGGCCCGAGTGTCGATCAGGTGTTCCGCACTGTGGCGGTAGACATATCGCCGGATTTGCTGGTGTACCTGCAAGCTGAGTTTTTACGGCAGATCCAGCGGCTGAGTGGCAATAGGGTCTAGAGGATGGCTATTTACACCGTGACTATCGAAGCGCCGGCTATCTACGAGGAAATCGTGGTTAATGCCGATAATGAGGAACAAGCCAAGGTTCGTGCAGTTGGCAGTGCGCTTAGCCGGCAACGCGAGGCAGCTACTGTCAAGGTGGTCGAACAGGCTGAATGAGGGACTGACGATGAGGGGCGATATGACCCGGCGTGAGACGAGAATCCGGGCGCGGGCGAAACAGTTATGGGAGCAAGCGGGTAAGCCCGAAGGGCGGGACGAAGAGTTCTGGGAGCGAGCAGAGCGTGAGATCGCCGTTGAGGATCACAACGAACCGAAACGATGATGGCAGACAGCCGACAGCTTGATATCCTGAAGCGTCTGACCGCGCATTTGCAGGGGGTTACCCCTGCGAACGGGTATGACTTTGACCTGTCGCAAAGTGTTTTCCGTGGGCGGTTGCTCTTTGGCGATGCAGACCCCTCACCCTTGGTGTCGATCGTGGAGCATCTGACCGCAGACATCAATGTCGCGGCGACGGAGGAAAACAACGTCCAGAGGCACGAAACCTGGGTGTTGCTGGTACAGGGCTGGATCTTGTACGACGTGCAGCACCCGACAGATGACGCTTACCAGCTAAAGGCTTCGGTCGAGAAGCGGTTGGCTGAGTGCATCAAGACCAATGATCAGGGCTACCCGAAGTATCCTGAAGCCTACTTCTTGGGATTGAAAAAAGGTATCACCGGTATGGCAATCGGACCTGGGGTGGTCAGTGTCGCTATCCGGCAAGAGGCATCTAGCAGGGCTTTCTTCTATCTTCCGCTTGGTATAGGTTTGGCGACGGATGTAAGTGATCCGTTCTTGCCGTAACGGAGGTTCCGATGCAGGGTGAACTCAAGAACTATACACTCGGTCGCGGCAAGCTGTATTTCGACAAGTTCGCGGCTATCAATACCGAAATTGCTACCGGTGAGCGGTATCTGGGAAACACCCCAGCTATCACGATGACGACGGCGTATCAGAATCTCGACCACTATAGCTCCGATGAGGGTGTCCGTATCAGGGACGACTCGGTGCAGCTACAGGTTGATCGCGCCGGTACGTTCCAGTGCGACAACATCAATATGGAAAACCTCGCGATGATGTTCGGCATCGCGGACCCGGTAGACCAGACGACTGTTGTCGGGACGGCACAAACCGAGGATTTCACCGTTAAAAAGGGGTTGTGGTATCAGCTTGGAACTGAACTGTATGCCGATGGTCTTGGGACCGTATCAAATGTTTCGGTAACTGTTACCTCGACACCGGTTACGATGGATGGCAATTACCAAGTTGATCTGGATAAGGGCCGCATCTTTATCGAGGATACGGCAACGGATATCGAAGACGAGGACGTGATCACCGTAACCTACGATGTGGCGGCGCAAGACCGGGTGCTTGTTGTTGACGACAACACCCAGGTCGAGGGGTCACTACGGTTCATCGCGGATAACCCGAAGGGGACGAATCGCGATTACTACTGGCCGCATGTTCGCCTAGCGCCAAGCGGTGAATTCGCGCTGAAGGGCGAGACGTGGCAGACGATGAATTTCTCCTTTGAAATCCTGATCCCGAAGGACGGCCGGAAGATGGTCTACATTCGGGAGGCGAAAGCGGCGGCGTAGTAGTCCTCCCCCTGCCCCGGTTGTCTACCGGCAACCGGGGGCTTTTTACGGAGACGAGCTATGCCTTTAGCCGATTTTGTACCGGTGAGACGCACGGTGGCGTTTCCCGGCGGGGAGTTCGAGGTTCGCGCACTGAACCTCTTAGATATATCGATGCTGATCGACAACCACCGATTCGCTATCGACCAGATCGCCTCTCAGGTTCGAACGTCGCGGCAGATGGCGTTCCCTGATGATGATATTATTGCTGAAGCCATCATTGAGGTGATTCGCGAATCGCCGGTATTGGTGGCGAATATCATCACGCTGTGTTCCGATGAACGGGATCAACAGGAAGCTGCTATGCAGTTGCCAGCTACGGTTCAAACTGAAGCGTTGCTGGCAATCGCCGACCTGACATTTAAGGATACTGCTGCGATAAAAAAATTAGCCGCCGACGTGATGAGACTGATCCAGGGGATTCTCCCACCGGGGACGGTGACGTTGGCGCAAGCGGCCGAGTAAGGGAGACATGGGCGATCGAGACGTATCGAGGACTGCGGGAGGACGCTGCACTCCTCATAAGTGAAGGGTATGGTCGTAGTGATGCGTGGGCGTTTCCGCTCGCGATGCTATGGACCGAAGCCGACATCGCCAGAGAACGTATCCATTATCGTGTCGCTACCGAGTCCGTTCTTATCAGAGCGGCTATTGTAGATGTATTGTCCGGAGGGAACCATCTGCGCGATAGCTTAGAGGAACTCCGGTGAGAGAGGGACTGCGGTGAGCGACCGGGGCGATCTCTCACGGGACATCCTGCTACGCATCCGGGCGCAGAATCTTTCTACGGCTGAGTTCAATCAAGCTAAGGCGGCTGTCGATAGCTTAACGGCTAGTCTCGATAAGCAGATCCAAGCGGCGAACCGGGCGGAAATAAGCGAGAAAGAGCTTTCCGCCACCCTGACTAAATTGGAGCAGGCAACCCGGAATTTCACCGGGCTTGCGACAGCGATCGACCAGTTCAAATCGTTCGAGCGGGTCATCGCGTTAAGCGAGCAACGGGTAACGACAGCCCGTGAGAAGCTTGAGGCGTACCGGGCAAAAGTTGAACAGACCAAGGATACCAGTGCCGCAGCGGAGAAGATGCTGGGCACCTTGTCTACAAGGTTGGAGAAGCAAGAAACCCAACTGCGTGCGAACACGCAGACGTTCGCCGAGATGGGCCAATCGCTCACCAAGGCCGGCGTCGATATCAACAACATCGTTGAGGCAGAGAACCGGTTAAAGACGGCGGCCGATCAGGCTGGCGCGGCTATTACGAAGTTGAGTAACGCCAAACTTAATTTGGCCGAGAACACGAGGAAGGCGCGAGAGGAGTCGAGGAAGCTCGCTGAGGCGCAAGCCGCAGAGGCAGCCGAGCAACGCAAGGCGGCTGAGCAATACGCCGAATCCGTCAAGATACAAGAGCAGGGGCAGCTACAGGCGTTTCAGGCATTCAGGGCGACTGAAACCGCTAGGGCACAAGCGCACGCTAGGTTCGTCGCCCAGGTCCGCGAAGGTCTGGTCATTGTCAGGAGGGAGCAGGCAGAGAAGGTAGCGGCGGCCAGGGCAACGGCAGATGCTCAGATCGCCGAGGAGCAGCGGGTAGCGCAACGAACCAGGGAGATCGCAGCGCAGCGGGAGCGTGAAGCGCTCGCCAACTTCCGAGCATTGCAGGCACGGATGCGCGGGGGGCAGCCGCAACCCGGTGGGGGGCCGCAGCCGTCGTCATTTTCCGGTGCGGCACCGACGCCGCGACCCGGTGCGGGGCCGCGTACTGATGCGATGGGACGACCTGGGAGGGGTGCTGCCGGGGCGGTAGGGTTCCTTGGATTGCGTCCCTACGAACTGACCAACCTTGGTTACCAAGTCAACGATGTGTTCACCGGTCTTGCCAGTGGTCAGAACACACTTCAAATCCTGGCGCAGCAAGGTCCACAGTTCCTTCAGATATTTGGTACTGCCGCACTACGTTGGTTCCCCGCTGTAGGGGCGGCGGCTCTCGCCGCTTCTGTAGCGATTGGCGTTGTCCATAACGGGCTGCGTAATCTTGCTCTGAATCGTGAGTTCGAAGCGGTACTGGCCACTAACGTCAGGGGGATAAAGGAGAGCGCAGCCGATCTTACAGCACTTGCTAAGGCGATTCGCGATACGGGGGTGTCGCTAAGCGATTCCGTTCAGCTTGTTAGGCAATCGCGGGCGGCGAATATCCGTCCGGAGTTGCGGCCAGAATTTGCAGAGCTTGCCCGTAACATTTCGCGGGTTGAAGGCACCGATATCAAAGAGGCAATGCAGGATGTCATCAAGGGATTGACGGGTGGTCGGGAAGCAATTGAAGACCTGATCGCAAAATACCCTGAGTTGACTGAAGCGCAGCTTAACCATGTTCGTACCCTGTTGGCGGAAGGGAAGCAGGGACAGGCACAGATTGAAACTTTGCGGTTGTTGGCAGAGCGGTACAGGGACGCGGAAGCAAAAGGTACTAGCCCATTTAGGAAGGCTACCGACCTTTTAACCGCATCTTGGAACCACTTAATGGATACCCTCACTAATAGTGAGGCATTTGCTTCTCTTATCCAGCGTATAACGAATGTTATCACTAAAATGGATGAGCTTGTCCAATGGGTGGATAAGTTCATGAAGAAATTTGATGACCCAAAGTGGGAATTCATTCGAAAAATATTCGAGGGTCTTAGTGGGCCGGCGTTACCTCCGTGGCTTACTCCGGGTAACCCTAACGCTATTGTACCAAGTGTTCCTGGGGCTATACCGAACCTTAATAACCCTCAACCTCCTGGCACAGAATTTCCGATTACCGGTTCCCGGTTCGTCACTACCCGTGAAGTCACACTTAGTAGCGAGTCGCTAAAGCAACTCGGTCAAATCTTGACCGAAGCGTCGAACGCCCTTCCGCCAGGGTACAGGGTTGAAGCCTTCTCTGGGTCTCGGCCGGGTGCGGTGGTGCAGCGCGGGCCGAATGCTGGACAACCTTCGGAGCATGGTGGTGGTCGCGCTATCGATGTCCGTATTGTCGATTCATCCGGCCGGGAGGTTCCTGGTTCTATGGGGGCTGGTGGGCCGCTCTACCAGCAATTGGATACTGCTGTTGCGCGGGTTGCCGGCAAACTCTTCCCAGGCGTTGCTGTAGCCATTGGGTCTACATTCAGCGACCCGGATGCAGGACATTACAGTATCGGTGGTTCGGAAGCCGCGACGAATGCTGCGCGTAGGGGAGCCGGCGGTACGACGACGGGGGATACAGCGAGGCAGGGGATAGCTCTCGACCGTATTATCCTGGCTGAGAGAGAACGCATTGCAATTATTAAGGCTCGCAATGAGGCGGAAGAGGAAGCGGTCATCCGGGCACAGGCGCTCCGGAGGGCGCAAGAGGCGGGCAAGGACACCGACAAGCAAAAGCAAGCTGCCGACTTAGCAGTTGAGGCGTTTCGATACGAGAAGCTGAAGGAACGCAATAAAGAGGAGAACGATCAAGCTAAACAGCGGATCACCGATGGTAGGGATTTTGCCCGGATAGAGGAAGGGGGGCTAAAGGCACGTCAGGAAGCTCTGGCCAAGGGTATTACCAATTACAAGGATCTCCGCGCAATTCAGCAGGAGGGCGAGGCTGAAACGCGGGCGCAAGTACAACGTGAGAAGCAAGAAGCGGAAGCGATAGTCGCGATCAAGAAGCAGATCGCCTCACTTGATCGTGAGAATAATCAGGCGTATCAGAGTGACCTTGACCGTGCGCTGGAAGCCGTCAAGCAGAAGTATATTAGCGTCTACGAGGCGATCAAGAAGCAACGGGAACGCGCGACCACTACCGAGAAAGCCGCTCTCGATGAACTTGAACAGGCGGCCAAACGGTCGGAAGGCATAGCCGAGGGGCGAGCCAGGATCAGTTCTGCCCAATCGTCGGCTAGGGCTTCAATCACGACCCGCCAGGAATTGATATCGACTTACAATGATCTGCGGGCGGCGGGTGAGATCTCGATCGATGAACAGCAGAAGAAGATTAAGGAAGCGTTTGAGCTAACAACGCCGGCCATTAAGAAGGCGGCTGATGAACTTGAAGCGTTTCTGAAGACTGCTGAAGGGCTGAAGCTGCCGCCCGAAGAGATCGCCAAGATCACTGCCCAGATCCAAAAGATGCGGGTCGAAACCAAGTACGTCGATCCGTTCTGGAAAGGGCTACGGGATACCGTTGGTTCGTCCCTTGGCACCGGATTGGAGACTGCCTTTAATTCTGTGGCCGAGGCAATCGGTGGGGCTATCGCTAAGACCAAGGAGTGGAAGGATGTTCTAGGGGCGGTCAAGAACGCCGGGATGAATTTGTTCGCCCAATTGCTGAAAGATATTGCGAGTTACTTGATCAAGGCTGAAGCGGCCAAGCTCGCGTCAAGCTTGTTTGGCGTCGATACTGGTGGTAGTGCCGCCGGCAGCGGTATAGGCGGTTTCTTCGGCAGGTTGTTAGGGTTCGGCAGCCAGACGGGCGCGAATCTAGCCGGCGCTTCGATTGCCTCGTCGGCAAGTACCGCCGCACCGGTTGCCGTCAGCACGCTAAACCCAGGTGTCAGTGCGCTCTTCTTCCACCGGGGCGGCATCGTCGGTCAGGGGGGTATCCCCACACTGGCACCGGCATCGTGGTGGGACCATGCGCCTCGCTACCATCGAGGGTCTGTGGTCGGGATGGGGGTTAACGAGCAAGCCGCGATCCTACAGCGGGGTGAAGAGGTACTGACTAGGGATGACCCGCGCAATGCTATGAACCGTCGTGGCGGGGGCGGCAGTGACATCAACATTCGATCGGTGTTGGTCGATGACCCGCAGCGGATTCCGAATGCGATGGGTTCGTCAGCCGGTGAGAGAATCGTGGTGCAGCACCTCATCAAGAATGCAGCCACGATTCGCGCGATCGTGAAGGGCTAACGATGCCGGCGCTGTGGGATTCCGACACAGTAATTTCCCCCGGTAGCTTTGGCGGCAAGACCGCGCTGCCGAGTGGTTCGTCACTGTATCCGGGTCAGTGGGTAGACAGCCCGAATGGTGCCCTCCGGTTGGCGTTCCAGAAGGACGGCAATCTGGTTCTCGTACAGTTGCCCGATACGGTCTTGTGGGCGACTGCCACGGAGAATCAGGGTGCCACTCTGTTGACCATGCAGCGTGATGGCAACCTCGTCATATATGCTGATACAGAGGCGCTGTGGGCGAGTGACACCGCAGATAACGATGGTGCCTACCTGTCGCTACAGCATGACGGCAACCTCGTCATCTATTCGTTCGAGAGCCTGGAGAAGCTGGCTGTCTGGACGCTGCGCCCGAATTGGCGAAGCGGTATGAGCGAGACGCTGGAATGGATGACTGCCGTTGCTGACTCGCCGATGGCGGAAGAGCAACGCATGGGACTGCGAATCAGTCCACGGCAGCGGCTTGAATACAGCTACATGCTAACCGGTCCCAACCGGACCTACATGGATCTGCTGACGATCGCCACAGCCGGCTCCCCGGTATACGTACCCCTTTGGCACGATGTCAGCCATCTCACGATAGCGGCTTCCGGTGGCAATACAACGATCTACCTACCTACTAACTACACGGAGTTACAAAGTTGCCGGTATGCGATCCTCGTCAACCTTGACCCGTTCACCTATGAGTTGGTTGAGATCGCTGGGTATGAGGCAGAGTCCCTTCTATTGGCCACACCAATTAGCGGTAGTTGGGAAGCAGGTACGCGGGTCTTGCCAGCCAAGAAGTGCAAACTTGAAAGCCAGCCACAGTTCTCGCGGCGGGCTGATCGCACTGCGGAGATAAGGGTACGGTTTCAGTCGTTAGAGGCGAATCGATCAAACGCCACCCCGAATCTCGGCATTTATCTTGGCAACTACGTATTACAGGAGGACACCAACGAGCTTGATCTGTCGGTGCATTATGACCGCAAGTGGTTCGCACTTGATAACGATATCGGCATCCCGATTCTCTACGATGTCTGTGGTTATACCCATCAGGATTTCGCATGGTGGGCAAGAGGTCGTTTCGCGCATTGGCGGCTGCGTGGTTTGTTTTACACACTGATGGGGCGTCGGCTACCGCTGTGGCTGTCAACCGGCATGATTGACTTTGAGATGGTCGCGCCGATGGAGGCAGACGACACGACGATGCTGGTTAAGCGTGTCGGTTATACCGACATGGGTGGACCGTTTTTGCATCGCGAACATATCGTCATTCAATTGCGTAGTGGCACACGCCTCTACCACAAGATTACTGCCGCAGCGATCAGTGGTAGCGACGGGGAGAATGAACAGCTTGCGCTTGATTCCGCTCCTGGCAGGTTTATCCGACCACAGGATGTGCGCCGGATCAGTTTCCTGACATTCTCCCGACTCGATCAGGATGAAATTGAGTTCGTACACCCGATCGACACGCAAGGAGTGACGACGGTAAGTGCCGTGTTCCGCACTGGGGTTGCTTTTGGGGTAGGTGCCGAGGTTGGTCCCCCTGTCGAG